CATCCTTGATACCATTTCTAGGCCCTGCTGCTAAGACTGCTTCATTAGGTTCTAAAGCACTAAGAGTAGGAGCAAATATAGGTACAGGAGGTGCGCTAGGCGCTGGCTATAGTGTCTCAGACGACTTGGCTAGAGGTGGAGGAGTAGGAGATATAGACGTAGATAAGGCTCTAGAAACAGGTGCGCTTGCTGCTGCTGGTACAGGACTATTCATAGGTGCTGGCAAAGGTGTATCGAAATTAAGAGATCGTTCTGCTAATAAACAAGTAGACTTAGCGGATAAGATTATAACCAGACACGTTGCCGCTGGAGCAGATACACAGGCTGCTGTAGCCTCTGCCCAAGAAGAAATCTTATCTATGGGTGGTATGCCTATAGAGAAAGCTATGCAGAGAACGGGCAGAAAAGTTAGAGTACCTAGTAGTCAAACAGCAGCGCAGAAAATACTAAAGGATGCAGCAGAGGACGAAACTGTATCTCGTTTCTATCATAAGGGTGTGGATAATTTTTTGGGTAGCGTTTCTACAAGAATTAGAAACATATCTGAGCCGTTGTTTATGCGACTCCGTAAGTACGAGTTTAACACGCGAGTCGATACTGTAAAACATTTAGAAGCAGTAGAACCGTTTATGAAAAGTATTTCTAAAATAAAAGGACCGATGAAACAAGCAATTGCTAGGCATCTGGCTAACGGGAGATTCCAAGAGGCTGAGAGACTTATGTCTAGGGAGATGCGTGACGAGTTCAAAACGGTTAGGGAAACTCTTAACAATTTAGGAGGAGAGCTAAAGGCATCTGGAGTAGACCTAAAAATGATGGATAACTACTACCCTCGTCTTATCAAGGGAGATAGGGAGTATACTGCACTTTTAAGTCACTTTGGTAAAGAACCATCAGATGCTATTACTAAGAGACTAGATGAAGAGGCAAAAAGTAAGGGTTTAGCAAATATAAATCAAGTACCTAGCTGGAGAAAATACGAAATAGCTAACCAAGTTATCAAAGGTTACGGTGACACCGGGGGTAAGGCCAAATCAAGGCAACAGTACCAAAGAAAAATAGCACAAATAGATAGCGAAATGCAAAAGTTTTACGCGCCGCCCGAAGAAGCCTTGCAAATGTATATACGAAATTCTGTAAACAGTATAGAACGGGCTAAGTTTTTCGGTATGCACCAGAAAGGTAGAGGGTATAAAGGCTTGGCCCCTACCCGTACAGTGCGAAACCCTGATCGTTCTGTTAGAGAAATTCCTATGGACGAATCTATAGGGCAAATTGTTACAGCAGAGCAAAAGGCACTAAATTTAGACAGTAAAAAAATAGAAGAACTTACAAGCCTTTTACAATCTAGATTTAAAGGGGGTGAGCAAAGTACTGGATCAGGGCTTGGTTGGGTCAGAGACTTGGGGTATATGGGAACTATAGCTAATCCCATATCTGCTATAACTCAGCTAGGAGACTTGGGTGTATCTGGAGCGTTGCATGGATTTAGAAACACCATTGCATCCATGTTTAAGACTAAGAATGTAAAGATGGTAGATGTTGGTCTAAGTGATGTAGGCCAAGAATTTGCAGATGTTCGTAAGAGTTCTGAATATCTTAGAAAGATGTTTGCAGCCACAGGTTTTAGGCGGCTTGACCGTCTGGGTAAAGAAACCAGTATGAACGCAGCTTTCCGTAAAAACTTTAAGCTACTTAAAACTGCAAAAGGAGAAGCAGCGTTTAGAAAGAAGTGGGGCAAGGCTTACGGAGATGATATAGAACAGCTTATATCAGATTTGAAAGCTGAGAAAATTAGCCCATCGACAAAGTTCCACGCCTTTAACGAGCTATCGGATATGCAACCTATTTCTATGATGGAAATGCCGCAAAGATATTTAAACCACCCTGATGGTCGTATTGCATATGCCCTGAAGACCTTTACTTTGAAGCAGTATGATGTGGTCAGAAGGAACGTGGTTCAAGAATGGAAGCACGGTAGTAAAATAAAAGCTGTTAAACAGGCAGGGGCATTAGCCGGGTATCTTTCCACTGCCAATCTTGCAACTGGTGCTATTAAAGATATATTGCTAGGCCGTGATCCAGAAATGTCTGATCCCGATGAAACTATTCAGAAAGGTTTATGGGCATTGTTAGGGGTTTACGGACTTAATAAGTATGGTATCGAACGATATATACTAGGCGGTGAAATTAAAGATTGGGGTGTTAACCAAATTATGCCAGCAACGCCTATAATAGATGCGGTGCTTGGGATGACTAGGGATATTGTAACTATGAAAGAAGACCCAAACTTTAAGAAGTACTTGAGATCAGTACCAGCAGTGGGGCCAATGTTGTACAACTGGTTCGGCGGTGGAGCAGAGAAGTATAACGAGCGTGTGGAAAAGGGTAGGGAATAAAAATGGCCGGACTACTAGACATTATACCCCCTATACCGCCTGAGAACAGGCCATCTGGTAAAGGTCTATTAGAGGTAGACTTTTCTAATTGGAGAGATAACTCTAACATACAAGCCGTAATTAAAAAGAATCCTATCGTAGAGAAAATTATACAGGCAGAGAGTTCTGGAAATCATAGAGCATTCAACGAGGGCTCAGGTGCAAGAGGGTTAATGCAGATAACTCCCATAACAGCTTTAGGCGGTGTGGACGATGATGGTAAACAAACCTATGCACACGGTATGTACGGAAAAACTTTATCACTGGAAGAGCTATACGATCCTGAGAAGAATGTAAAGTTTGGCACGGACTACTTTAACGCTTTGAAGAAATCTTTTGGCAACAACGCTAAAGCTCTTGTAGCGTATAACTGGGGTCCGGGTAATTACAAAGAGTGGAGAGAAGGTGGTCGCAACTTTTCAGAACTCCCTAAAGAAACAAGGGACTACTTGCGTAAAGTTTTAGAAGCACCAGACAAACAGATCAAGAAGATGTTGGGTGTACCAGTACCAACCGTTTAGAGGCAAGTATAGTGAATGGACTTCATACAGCAATATTGGGAACAATTAGCCATTATAGGATTTGCAATACTGGCTATAGTTAAGATGAAGTTTGAGCTAGATAGTCTGAAGAAAGATGTCTCAGACTTGTACAAGAGAAATACATTTATAGAAGTTGTCACGCTCAAGGCAGAGATGGGTGTTGTAAACCGAAACATTGCATCTCTATGGGACAAGTATAACTCGCTAGTCAAAAAGGAGTAGTCAGGTGGAGTGGTTGATCTTAACAATAGGTGCTAAGTTCTGCTGCATCGCAGCGTCAGGAGTGGGCGGTCTATCTAACTGGGCCGTGAAGAAAGCTATTAGCTGGAGAGATTTAGCTCTAGCCGTTCTCGTAGGTTGGGCAGCGGCAGAGTTCTTTATCCCACCAGTGATGAAACACTGGGAGCTAGACGTAACTTGGGGACCAGCCATAGCATTTGTCATAGGATTTTGCGGAATACGGCTACTCCCTGTAATTGAGCAAGCATTAACCAATAGGGTCAAGGGTAGTTAATTATGGATGCTCGTAACATAGACTTGACAGGGGAACTGTCTGACACACTACCGCCCAAAGATGAAGCAATGAAAGCTGCGTTAGATGCGTTACACGCCATAGCGAGGCACGAGCGGGAATGTGGATTACGTTGGGGAGATGCTCATGCAGAGATGAAGCTAATCAGAGAACAGCTAGGAATACATTCCCGTAGATGGGAACGTCTAGCTTGGATGGTTATAGGTACAATGACTGCTGGTGTTGTAGCAGTTGTGGTACAATCTTTGAAATTTTAGAGAGGACTAAATTATGGAAAATGAAACTGTAGGTATTGTTACTCACATTATGACTTGGTTTGGAGACATACCAGCTTGGCTCACGGCGATTACAACAGTGGTCACAGCGGCCACAGCTATCACCGCAATAACTCCAACCCGTAAAGACGATATGGTTATCGGCAAAGTACTATGGGTGCTTAACATAGTTGCTGGCAACATTGGTAAAAACAAGAACCTAGACGCTTAATCAAGGTGCAATTTCTAGGTTTAATAAAAGTACTGCTCCGATTGGTCGGTCATTTATCAGAATGGGCTATGCGTAGACAACTGATAAAGGCTGGCGAATCGGCAGCAGTGAACAAAGGTTTGGTAGATGTTGCAAACACCATTGAGAAAGCTCGTAGGGCTAGGAGCGATATTGATAGTAAGCGGTTGCGCTCTAAGTACCGCCGTAGTTCCAAAGAAGGCGATTAGCTATATACCTTGTGTGTCTCTCCCCGGCCCTTTCTTATACGAGGACGAGAACATAGATCCTCATTTCCCTGTCCGAATTAGCGAGGAAACTTTAGAATGGGCAGACGAGTACAACGCTGTTTGGGAAAGCCTGTGCGAATGATTTGTATTTACTGTGGAGCAGATAAAGGTAAGAGCGTCACCTGTCCTAGGTGCGGTTCTATGAAAGGTAAGGAAAGTAAATGTATGGACTATTAGCAAATGCTGGACGCAGAGAGGACAATGCTGCCCTAGGTGGTCAAGTAGCTCATATTAGCGCAGCAGAGGCAGACTTGCTCAGGCGGTTGGGCGGTGCTGGTAGCGTAAACCCTATAACAGGTCTTCCTGAATACTGGGCAATGGGGTTTGGGCCATCAACAGTCGCTTCAGCTACATCAGGTTCATCAGGTTCCTCAGGTTCATCAGGACCGGGACCTATGGGAATAGGCCCCACAGCAGTAGCACAAGGATTAGCTGCTATGGGATTAGGAACGGGATCATCAGCTCCGGGGTCTACGGGAACAGGTAGCAGTGTCACATCTATAGGGGAGGGGGCAGTAGCTGCTGACGGAGGTCTGGGGTTTATGGCTGTTCTTGGAGAAGGGCAGGGAAACTACGGGCAAAGTATGGGTGACGGAGGAACAACTGGAGGAACAACTGGAGGAACAAATCAAGGGTTGTCTTTTTCCCCTCTTGCTAACAGCACATATGGCCGTGCTGCTAACATGGCAAATGCAAATATAGCGGCTGACTCTGGATTGGTTCCGGGGATGAGTATCTTTGGACAACTAGGACACGTTCTTGGTAAGGCTGCGACAACCGGGATACTTGGATTTCTAGGCGATTCAGGAGCATTAGGTCCAGCAGTACAAGCAATGGTAAGGGGATCAACCACTTCTACATATGGGGGTGAGGGGTCTTCATCTGCTCCTACATATGGGGGTGAGGGGTCTTCATCTGCCACTTTTGGAGGCCCCGGACAAGGGGGCTTACTCCCGTCACAACAAATTGCAAACTTGCCTCAAGGTGGTTTACTACCAACACAAGCAGACTTGAACCAAATTGTAGAAGACAGACAACAGGCAATCTAGAATGGAATACCCAACTCTCATACCAAGACCTAACAGGGAGACTGTTACAGGGTTGCTCAAAGGTGTTGCGGGAGTTACACCGCTGTTGGGTGAAGCTATAACAGGGTGGGAAGCAGAGCAAGCTAGAAGGGCTGGAAGGTATGGAGAGGCGGGACTTTTAGCAGGTCTTTCAGCACTAGGACTTATACCGGGTTTTGGGGGATAACTAAGTTACCCTACGCCGCACCTTTTAAGAACGTATGGAACAGGTTTTCACCGTCTAGAGTCTACCCAGAGCCCAATTACTTTTCTGACATAGCTGGTAAAGCCTATAGTAAGTTTTTAGAAAGATTTGAAGGAGCAGCAAAAGACTTTCTACGGCCTACAAAGGGTAGTGCGAAAGATATTCCTACATCAGAATTTGGTTCCTCTTGGGATCAAAACCTGAAGCGACTTTACGAAACTAACCCTAGGAAGTTTCCCAAAAGAAACGAACATTTTGACAAAATGAGGAAAAGGGGTGATCACAGTAAAGAATTTGATAATCTATCTGATGCTGATATAGCTAGTATGCAAAAACAATACTATGACGCAACGCAGGACTATTTACATCAGTTAGGAGTACCAGAAGGTAAAATAGCTGTGTACCGTAGAGGTGATATAGGGGATGATAGTATAGTGTCTTTTTCCCTTGACCCCAGATTTTCTACTAAAGCGTTACCTTGGGTACACGCAGATGATCCGTTAAGAACTTTACCTGTGGACAGATACTTGGTAGACAGGAAGGATATAATATCCGCACCTAACGCTCTATTCCCTAATAGTTATAGTTTTTCTGGTGAAGCAGAGGTGTTAATCAACCCCCTTAAAGTTAAAAAGATACCTACTGTGTACGAATAGAGGGGCTAACCGTTGGCCCCTCATGGATGTATTACGGCATCACCCGATCAGGAAAAGTTCTTTCTTTGTTTAAATCTATCCAGCTTGTCGGATAGTTCTTTCAGCTTTTTATACGATTCTTGAAGCTGCTCTTGCAAATCCTTAACATTCTTCCTAAGAATGACGTTCATAGCCTCGTGATCGTACTCCATTAGATACCCCTCAGCCTCTTCTTTATCCACAGTTTCGTGTACTATATGTCCATGAGGGTTGATAACCTGATACCCAATCTTGTTGGACGGGCCTTGGTGTATATACCGTATCTCCCTGATAAAACTTAGGCCCACGATACACTCTCTATTCAGCTTCAGTTGTTACGGTTACGAACACTTTTATTACCCAATAAATTATACAGACAGAAAGCGTAGGCTGTAATTAAGGAAGATAGCCATATTGAAAAGCTGTTGGTATAGGGTAATGTTTCTACATGATGCTTTACGATCAAGACGGTAACGATCATAATCATCCACGATAGTATGGGTATAGATACCAATAGGAGTATCCACCCTACACCCCGCACGTTCCACCTCGTTGCGTAATGCTGCATATATCGTGAGTCTCTACACCCTCTTCAAACTCTTCTCCTAGCTTGGTCACAGCTTCACTATACGGCACAGAGCTAAGAGGTTGTCCCCCTCTGCATCCATCAGGATACACGGTGAAACCCCGCAACCTATGAGCATAAGCAGCAAGAGTATCGGTAAATGCCTCAACAGTATCCGCATTGTTTAATTTTGACCCCCATGATGGTAGGTTAATAGTGGAAGATATAGCCATGTCCACATAGTCTTGAACATCTGCTTGGAACTTTATACGCCTCTCGTAGTCCTCAGCCAAGTCCAAAGCGGATTCAATTTTGTTAGGGTTCGTACCATACAGGTCGATAATTTCCTGAGCCGCACTGTCTACAACATACTGATAGTGCCAACGGTTACTGTGCTTAAGATACCTACGACGATAGGCCACAGCAAAAATAGGTTCAACCCCAGTGCTAGTACCAGCAAGGATACCGATTGAACCAGTAGGGGCAATTGCTCTATTAGCCACAGGAGTACTAACAGATAGCTCCCTAGCATAACTGCGACTAGTATCATCGCTAACTCCTCTGTAGACACTGAGCCATCTGTGAAGTTCAGTTGTAACCTCATACTTATACCCTCTCTTGATGAGCCACTCGTGTACCCCCATCAAGCCTAGCCCTAGTCTACGGTTCTTCTCCCTGACCTTATCTACTTTATCATACGGTAACTTAGCTTTCAATGTTCCACACATTAGAAACTTGGTAGCAAGATCACACACAGCAGATAGCTCTGCAATAGACTCTATCCTACCAAGGTTGATCGAACCCAAGTTGCAAACGTCCGAATCGTCTGCGCTAGACACTTCAGTACACGCATTACGGAGCGTTTCATTCTCCTTATCAAAAAAATTAAAGCTAAATCCGGGTTCCCCTGTCGATAGGGCTTGCTTAACATTCTGGCGAAAAGTATTCCCGACATCTCCAGTATCCCAAAATTGTGTAAGCCAATCTGTATCGTAGTTAAGGCTTACGTTTGTCATATCCAAGGGGGCGGGGAAGTTAAAGTCCTGTTCCTTAACGTCACCCAGAGTAACACCAGTGTCACCTACAGGCATATCATACCAGTTCTTAGCCCTTAAGAACTCTCCAGCGTCTTGGTGCTGCCAGTTAAGGCTGGCGTATATAGCACTCCTACGACTTCCCCCCTGCATCACCCTGCGACCTATCTCGTTTATCATCAGCATCTTCGGAATTGGCCCACTCGCTATACCACCTGTGGACTTCAACCTTGAACCAGAGGGACGGTATACTGAATAGTCCACGCCTATCCCCCCACCTGTCATAAGACAACTTTCTGCTTTCCATGATAAATTTGCCCAATCTTCTCTGGAGTCTTCTTCTGCCTTGAGTAGAAAACAATTGTTAAAAAACTTACTAGGTCTGCCAGCGTAGTAAAGATACCTACCACCGGGTATGAATTTTAGGTCGGTGATGTACTGGATAAGTTGATCCCTATCACCCCTAGACATTAACTGCCCGTTAATGTACTTGATATCGCCGCAAACATCGTTGACCAATGTTTTAGACAAGTCTGCCCAAGTGGTGCAGTCCTCGTGAGCGTACTTCTGTTTGAATATGTCCTCGCTAAACTTGGAGCGAAACATAGGGTTTTCATTAGATTTAAAATTCATTACAATCCAGTGGCCTCAATTCAAATTTGTGAATGTTATCCTCTACCTGCTCCGAAAGTAGGCACAATAGTTCAACAGTATTTATACCTAGTATCTCTAGGATTTGTTCAGAGGTGTAAGCAGAAGCTAAGTCAGATAAAATATCCTCAGAAAGTTTCTGCATGACTCCGCCTCTTGCCCTTTTCTTTAGGGTCACGCTTAATGAAAAACGTAGGACGGTTCCCCCTGAACTTCAGGTCTAGCCCTTTGTCTGCCCAACAAGTCATCTTGTGAGCGCAGTAGGAACAGTTTATTCCAAGTTTATCTCGCCTATAAGACTTATCATAGACGGTATCAAAGGGTCTTGCGGGTGCTTCATCCTGTGCTACTGCCTCTTTTACATACGCAATACGATCCTTAGTGTTTGAAAGTTCCGTATGGGTATAGGTTGCTAGTTCTCCAGAGCTTTTATCAAACGCTAGGAAGGTTCCGCTATCCTCTCCCAAAGCATTTCCATAGCCGCTTATCTGGTCTATGTATCCAAACGGGTCATCGTCTGGTAGCGTACCTTCCTTAAACTTACGCATACCATACGAACTGGTAGACTTAACATCGACAAGTTTCCCGTCTATACGACTGTCGATATGGCCCTTAATCCCGTCAATCTCTATCTGCTTTTGCTGGTCTGTTACATCGTGTCCAGCTTCTTTGGCGAGGTACAGTATGAGAGCCTCTACCAAATCCCCCATCAGGAACTTGATACGGGTCTGAGGCGAGAAGTCTTCTGCCTGTTCATCCCCGTTGATATCGTACCACAGGGAACGTACACACGGTTTCCCTATGTTGGACATCCGTAAGGTAGGCTTACGATCAGAAGTGGAAAACCATAGCTGCTTTTTAACAGACTCCATCATATCAGAGGCCATACCAAAGAGGGCTTCCTTATTAGGGCTCTTAGTGCCAGTGTCTAGGAGAGAATAGATATCCTCTACTAAGGTATCAATCTTTTTCGATTTCGCTTTCATATTCTACCTTTACAATCCCTTTGTAGCTATCTCGCTTACCTGTACGCAAATCAGAAATCCTTTGATGGGTCAAGCCAGAAGATGCACACCAATCTTTCATAGTTACATCCACCACCCTGACAGTATGACCCTTGGCAAAGGTTACGAGGAAAGGCCCTCTGTATGCAGGGTTTCGTATACCCTTAAAGTAGCCTCTCAGCTTATCAGTGTAGTAGCTTTTAACAGGACGATAAAAACGTATTCCACCTATGTTGGCGTTATAGTATTTATCACTCTCAAGTACCCCTAGTTCCACCTGCATCTTAATTTCGTTATAGTACAGGTTACGCTTGTTATCGCAAAGCATGAGGATTTGGAACGAGAACTTATCCTTACCTAAACCCTCAATGTCTTCTGATAGGTACTTAGAACTACCGCAATAATTTTGCCACGCACTAGCCTTGACTCGTTTACCTTTGCTAAATCTCCAAAGATGTTTACAGCCTATATAGGACTTACCGCTTTCGGTATTAGTGATCTGGTAGACAAACCCTAGGTGATCGTCAGGGTCAAAATCTCCTACGAGATCAACATCCCAATGCCCGTACTCCACTAAAAAGCCTCGTCAGACTCCTCTGAAGAGTCTAACTCAGCCCCTTCTGGTTTGTACTCGACAATATTGGTCAGCTTTACCGCACTCATAAAGGTGGTGACGCCTGTACCAAACTTGTTATTGTACGGTCTGCTGGTCAGTTTAGCCACACCCTTAGTACCTTGGGCAAGCATGGTTGGTCCTTTGTACTCTGAACCGTCCTTGTCCAGAACTTGAGGTTGGTAGTTCGACTTGAGTTGAACATACGGAAGACCCTCAAACTTGTCTTCTGACTGTTTAATCTTCAGGCCGATCTTCTTAGCATGGCCTACCTGATCGCCTTGCAGAGCCATAGCCATGCTCCAGCGGTCAAACTTATCTTTGTAATCAAAGATGTAGGCGTAATAAACATCACCCTCTAGGTAATTAACACTTGCTCTTCCTGACATTTAATGAACCTCACTCCAGTTATTTCCAATATCAACGTCACAATCAAGTTGACAACGTAATTTATATTCATTGTTCACTTGAGCTATAGATAGTTTAACACACTCATGTACTGAGTCAACACTTTTCTTAGGACTTTCGATAACTATTTCATCATGCACCATAGCTACCACCTTAGCCCCGGTTTGCCTAGCTTTTAGGGTACGGGCTGTATTCATAAACCATTTCTTCATAAGTATGGCAGATGAGCCCTGTATAAGGGTGTTTAAACTGGCGTGAGAGTGCCTCACATGAAGCACACGGCCATCCAAACCTTTAAGGGTACCCTCACTACCCCCTTTTGCGTTAACGGCCTCTCTGAGCCGCCTGAAGGCCGGGAGAGAGCTAAGAAATGCCTCTCGTAACCTACGCCCGTCAGCCTCGTTACCGCCAACCACTGTACCTAGCTTGGCATCGCCAGCACCATATAGCAGAGCATAGATAAACGTCTTGGCAGCATCCCTAGTAGGGAGCCCTGCCCTGCGCTGATTCTCTGTGTGGATATCTCCCTCTAGCACCTCTTTGGTAAACGCCTCATCGTTCATATAGTGAGCCAGTACCCTCAACTCTAGGGAGTTAGCATCTGTGTCGATCAACTTGTTACCGTCCTCGCAGTGCCACAGTTCTCGACACTCAAACCCGTAAGGTTTACGCATGGACGGTACTTGCTGTAGGTTTGGCGAACTACAGGACATACGGTTTGTGATAGCCCCTAGAGTGTGGTAGGTACAGCGAACTCGCCTGTCCTCACCACACGCCTTGATCCAAGACTCTAGCAATCCTGTGCGCTTCTGCAACATGAAGTATCTGGCTAGTACCTGAGCTTCTGGTATGTCCAGCTTCTCCAGTATAGCCTCGTCAACTTGCGGCTTACCTGTAGGAGTGAAAGCTTTCGGAACCCAACCTTGTTCTATCAGCCGTTCACCTATTTGTTTTCTACTGGCAGGGTTAAAGGGTATTTCCTTAGTCTTGGTTTTAAGTTCAACCACAGTCGGTGGAAATACGTCTTGCATCTGCAACTTTATTTCTTCCTGTTCGCCTAACAACTTGTAAAGAAACTTGTGAGCCTTGCCAAGATCAAAGTAAAAACCGTTGCCCTGCACATGGTCTGCAAGTTGTTGCATACGATGCTCGTCACGCACAGAAACAGTGGTAAACTTTTTCATCTCCTCTAGTAAAGTTTTGTAGACAAGTTCGCAAACTAGTACGTCTTGTTTACAGTACTCTATCATTTCAACTGTGCATACATCCCAAGGACCAGCGTACTCCATCTTTTTATGCCCAAGTTTTTCTCCCCAAGATTGCAAGCTGTGTCCCTTCTCTCTATCGGGTCTGGACATACGAGATAATATCAACGTATCTACTTGTTTATCAAAGGGAATTGACACTCCCCATAACTTTCTAAGCATGGGGAAATCAAAGGACACTCCGTTATGGGCAACGACAAAATCAAACTGCGAGATAAATCTTTTGAACTCGTCACGCGACAGGAACTCACGCACACCCTCGCCACACGGCTTGGCACCAACGCAATGTATTACGCTGGCGTCAAGACCGTCTGTTTCTATGTCGATGATGCAAACTTTACCGTGACTTTCCATTAACGACTCTTCCAAAAAATCTTATGCTCTTGGTTCGCACCAAAGAAATCGGATATCCAATCGCCGTAGCGCAAGTAGTGGTTAATGTCCTTGGCGTAACCCTCGTGGATGTAACGCTTGGCAATAGCCTCTTTGTTACCTCGCCTTGCTAGACTACGGTACTGACCTGCTTGCTGCTTGTTAAACTCAAGCCACTTCAACACCTCTTCTATAAACAAGGGGTGATCCTTCTTAGGCTTTAGCACATTAGGGTGCAGGTGCTTGGGTAACGCTTTCTTTTTAGTTTTCATTGTACGGGTTGTCCTCATCAAGGGTAAACTCCGCAAGCAAGTATTTACCAGTGTGGTCGTGTCCCGTACAAATTGTAACCGCTTCAGCTACATAGATGTACCCGTCATTTGGATTAGGGAAATGCTCGTCATTGACAACACAAACCCTATCATCTAGGAACGATTTATCCATATGCTCTAGTTCGTGGAGAAGCTGCCTGTATGTCATCATGGCGTTTTCTCCCACCCTACTCCACGGTCCAGAAGTTCACCTGCCACTAACATAAGACTGTGGTTTAGTTGCCCCTCATCCCCTGCTACAGCACCAGCTAGAACAGCGTTGATTTTGTCCCAGAGCGTATCTCTCTCAACCCGTAGCTCACCTACGGTCATCTTGCTTAGTGGTTTATCCACCTTGTCCTCTCTTTCTTTTATTGCTACGGTGACAGTTATTTATCCCGTAGCTTTTTCTATGGTTAAGGGGTTTCAGCCTAGCCCTACGTCTAGTACGGTTAGATTGCTTAAACGATCTAAAGGTCTGCGGCACTCTAAAACTCCTCGTTGACAGGCTCCATACGTCCTGTCTGTTTGTCATAGTACAGCTTACCTGCCATACCTACATCGCCAGTATAGCGACATTTCAGAACTCGTAGCGTTGTAGTGTTACTAACAACCGGGTCATCCGATTGCGTGTCTCGCTCCATCGCTATCACGGTATCGCTGATTTGGGCGATCCCGTGTGACCCTCTGAGGTGTCCCAAATTTATCTCAAGACCTTCCTCGTGAGAGCGGTCAGAGTTCAGTCTCCTCAGATGCGTCACCAGATGTATAGTACACCCGGTTTCCTCTGTCAACTGTCTTAGCATAGTCATGGTACGATCTATAGCTTTACGCTCGTCTGCAATATCCAAGCCAGATACTATGACAGACAAATGGTCTATAAATATCATCTTACAGTCCAGACCTAAGACCATGTAGCGCACACGGTTGAGCAAGTCCTCTATCTCCATTGAACCAAAGTGGTCGTAGAGGTAGACCCTGCCTGTACCTAGGGTCTTGTCAAAGTACTCCCTGATTTTCTCCTTTGAGTAGTCCTTAAAGACCTCGTTTAGGTGCAAGCGGTCATTAGCTTCCACTGCCAGTATGCCTCTACGGGTACGGTCTACGCTCTCTTCCAAGGCTATGATGCCTATGGTGTGGTCAGTCTTGGTAAGGTAGTAATGTTGTAGCTCTCGCAGGATACTACTCTTGCCAACGCCTGTACCCGCCGCATAGGTCACAATCTCTCTGGCTCTGTGTCCTAGCGTCTTCTCCTGTAAGTCAGGGAAGGGGAACGGTACACTGGTAATCTCCTGTTCAGACCACAAGCGGTCAAACTCGTCCCTACCGTTCTGAATACCGCTAGGTGTGTAAGGTCTGGCAGACTTGAGGTGTCCTAGGAAACCGCTTTCAAAGCCTCGCTTGGTGTACTCGCAAGCGTCCTTATACTCTAGCTCCACCACATGAGCCTTACCGGGGCTCAAGAGCTTGGCACATTTCTCAGAGTTGATCTTGCCGGGGTCATCGTTATCAAAGCAGATGAAAACACGGTCAAACTTCTCCAACTGTTCTAGGTGGTTCTTGAAGTCTCGCACCGCACCCGCCGCACCTGTCTTTACAGAAAATGCTGGCACATACTTGATAGCATGGTGTGTACCCATTTCCTTAGCCATTGCGTTAATGTTGTTAGCCATCTGGAAGGCCGCTAGAGCGTCTGCTTCACCTTCTGTTACGATAACGCTCTTGCTACGCTCTGACACAGCCTTGTTAAGCGTGTGAAACCCAAACATAGAACAGTCTGAGAAGCTACCATCTGTGGTAAAGTTTTTACCCTGCTTGCGTACCTTCTTAGCAACACGCTTGTTAGTGTCATCGTAGTAGGGGAAGTATATGGTCTGCCCGTCCTGTTCGACATCGTAGAAGGTCATAACAGCAGGGCTAATGTTACGGTCTTCCCATTTTTCTAAGGGTGTTTCCAAGCTAGGGGCTCCTCTCTGGTAAGCGTGTTGTGCGCTAAGCTCAGGTCTGGGTGTGTACTTTTCACACTTAAAGCAGTAGCTATGCCCGTCAGAGTAGATAGACAGGGCATTACTAGAACCACAGTCAGGGCAAGGTTGGTGTATTTTCTCGTAGTCAGACATCCCCCACCTCTGCTAGTTCCAAACCGTGAGAAAACTCTCCACCTAGTGCCGCATAGCCGCACAAATCCACCCATGAATCAGTGGTGGATGTGTGGGTAATTCGGGCTACCTTCACTAGCATCATCATTAAGACAACATCTTCAGGCGTTATGTGGATATAGGAAGCCCCGTCTGGCCTCTTGCAGGTCAAGTAAGCACTCCAGAGACTAGCGATCTTCTGGTGATTCTCCTTGGCATCGCCGTAGTCTTTGGCTCGTTGCCCGTTGATAAGCTCCTTAGCTTGCTCTAGGAAATCATCACGGTCTATTAAAATTTTATTACTACTCACTCTCTTCTCCTGAGCTAGGGGTTTCAATCGGTAGGTCAACCTCATACTCGTCTGGGTACCACAACCTAGCTTCTAGGATTGCGGTCTGGCAAGTG